CCATTCCCAGATGTATCTGAAAAAGATAAAACAAGGATAGAAGACTGTGTTCAGGAAATATTAGACATACGTGAAAAACATAATTCAACATTGTTTGTATTGTATGATCCAATTACTATGCCACCTGACTTAAAAAAGGCACATCATAAATTGGATAAGGAAGTTGAAAAGTTATACTCCAAAGAAAAACATTATGTGAAAGGAGTGTTTGATTCAGAGATGGATACTTTGAAGTTTTTATTAGAGTTGTATCAAGATAAAAAAAATTAAATAGTTGTTAAGTGTATAAGTATTGTTTGTGTTAGATTATTTTATTATTCTTTTAGGAAAATAATATGGTCTATCATATATTTTATTATATTATCATATAATGTGTGTGGGGATGGAGATATTTCATTTTTATCATATGATGTCTTCATCCCCCCATTTTTTTATTGAAATCCTATTTTTTGTACTGGCATATATAGATGTCTTATACTATTTTTTGTATGTTTTCATTATTTTGTTTTTGTCAAACAGTATATTGAGGACTTTCATAATGAACTCCAATTCAGTCCATGAACATAATAGAGTAACAAAAGTATGTCCTGAATGCAGGGGTAACATATTCACCTACGATGATACTCATGCAGAATTATGCTGTGACCAATGTGGACTAGTACTTTTAGCTCCTAATGTTTATGGATTGGATTTCCCTGGGTTCTTGTTAATTCCTCGTAAAAAATATTACCGTTTAGGGATTAAATTCTCTGATAAATCAATATCTTTTTTGGTAAGTTATAATTTGAATAAATAAAGTTATTATATAATTTCTATTAAATGACTCCTGATATAGAGGGGATGGGATTCAGTAAGATGATGATTATTCTGTTACAATAAAAAGTTAAGATATGATACCATAAAATGTTGGCGTGGAAGTAAAAAAAAATATAGGGAATTGTAGTTCAATATACCACTAAAAAAAATATTCAAAATGTTAATATATGAACGCATGTAATAAACTTGTAGATATGGGAAAGTTTTCCTCCCAGAAAAATTGTTAAATTATTTCTATGAAGAAATCATTGTATAATATTGATTGTTTTTACATCTGATTTTTTTTAGTATGACATTTTTATTTCGTAAAAAATTATCAAATTTTAATTAATATATTCATTTAGAAGTTATTCATTTAGTGAAAAGAAATATATCATTTCCAAATAATTGTAGACGCTGTGATTATTGTGTACTATTAATTTATTTTACTATTAGATAATCAAGGGAAAAAGCTGGTACTCGTCGGATAGTATTAGTACATTGTTAAATATAATTGATCCTTAATGCGTTATATATTAAGTATTTTTTTTTGGATTCACCATAAAAAAATAATAATTACCTATAAAATTCATTTATTTTATTAATAAAAAATTTTTTCTTTCTTTATAATAACAAAAGGGATTCCACCCAAAAAAAGTATGTTGTAACAGAATAAATCCTTTCATTTATAAGTAAAAGGTTCTGAAAGGAAACTAATATAGTAATTGGTATGCTATGGATGTCGAAGTGAAGAGAGTATTATTGTTTTCTATATTAAAAAGAATTAGTGGGTTCGATTCCCACCAGAACCAATCTGAGTACTCAAAAACATTTTAAAAATTACTATGAATTTTTTTGATTATTGATTAATGCAAAGCAATGGGAATAAACTATCATGTGAGTATGAGTACTCCTCACAAATAGTATCCCATAATATAAAATATTATGAACATGTTGATGAAAGGGTTAGATTAACAGAAAAAATTATTATTTATTAAAAAATTATCAAATTTGTTTATGATTAATTTATTATAAAATCTTATAAAAATTCTATAATAATAAATATCTTTAGATTACCTGGTTCGATTCCAGGCATCAACAATTTTTACCCATAAAAAACAAAAACCTATTTTTTTCTCATAAAAATAAAACTGAAGAGTACACTTCCAAAATGTAATAATAAAATTTGGAGGTGAACAAAAGAATGCACACAGACAATCAAACACTAATAATATTATTTCTCGGAGTAGCATTACTCGTAAGTTTATACCTTGGAACAACACAATTCACAGAATTCATACTAGGCATCTTCGGAGGTATATTCATGCAAAAAACAATGACAGAAAAACAAGAAGAAACACTAACACAATACTACCAGGACAAGTATGAAAAACAAGAAAAAGAAGATGATGAAGGAGTTGGAAGTGATGTGCAATGAAAAAGCACAAGAAACACATGAAGATTACCGATTCCTAGAATACAGAATAGATCAACTAGAAAAAAACATCACACAAAGCATACAAAAAAATGAAGAAGAACAAAAAAACAATTACACAGAAATAATGAAAATGCTACAAGTCATGCAAGAAGGAAACAATAAACAAAACGAACAACTAATCTCACTAAACCAACGAATAAACAGCATGGAAGAAAAACTCAAATGCATAGAAAAACTAAAAGAAGTAGCAACAAAAAACAGTACAAGACTAACAGAAGTAGAACGTAGAATAGACGTCTACAAACAACTATTATTCGTGATAGGTACTGGAGTAGCAGTAGCATTAATTGTTGAATTTGTAAAATTCATATAAAAACAATCTCCACCATACAAAACAAACAAAAATGAGGTAAGATTAAAATGACAAAAACAATCGAAGAACTAAACCAAGACAAAACATTATTCCTACAAGCAATAGACATACTAGACACAATAACAGAAGAAGAAAACAACATAACAAGAACACAAGAAGACTTCCAATACTATGAAACATGGGCAACAAGCGACATCAAAAAAGAACTAACCAGCAAAATAGGAGAAATAGATGTACAAATAGAAAACATCAACAAAACCACACAAGAAGAAGAAACAAACAACACCGAAAACTAAAAAAAAAAATACAAGAATGAAAGGGGAAAAAACAACCATGAAAATAACACTAAACGACAAACACATAACCTGTGCAAAAGACATAATAAACCTAAAAGACACACTAACAAAAACATTCCAAACAAACAACATAACCATAGAACACAACCACCAAAAAAAACAATACATCATAAAACTAGAAAACATAACAATACCCCCAAAAACAAACACATAAATATACTATTTTTATAAAAACAACTATTTAAAACAAACACAAACAAGACATAAACAGACAGAAAAAAGGGGGTTCGAAATGAATGACAAAGCAATATGGAATGAACCATACACAGCACCAGGAATAAAAGAACCTCCAGCATCATTTGAAACATTCACCAAACACTATGTAGACATATCACCAGAACCCACAATCAAACAACTAGCACAAATAACAGGAAAACCAGAAAACACAATCAACAGATGGAAATCCAGATACAAATACCGTGAACGGAGAACAGCAAAACAACAATACAAACAACACCAAAAAGACACAGCAGCAAAAAGAAGTCTAGACACAATCCTACCAATACTAACAAGATTAGATCAACTTGAAGCAGAGATACATGAAGAAGCAATACAAGACACACACCAAAGAATCAGAAAAATAAACAAACTAAAAACCGAAGATCCCAACAGAAAACAAATACTCTTTGAAGAACAAAACATACCAAAAACATTATCCAAATTCAAAGAAAGTCTACAAAGTACACAACAACTTGATGACTACATGAAACAAGCAGCACAAGATACAACAGTAATCAACGAACTACTTGAAAGAGTAGAAGACAGAAGAACCAGTAACAGTTTAAGCACTACACAAAAACTGGAAGAGGAATATGAAGATGAAGAGTATTAACGAAGCACGACAATACAAATATGCTGAATATCCCTCAGATACTCTTGTGGACTGGTTCAATCATATACATTATTATACATACAAACCACTTAAATGGCAAATACCATTATTTGAAGTACTGGATTATGCAGTACAAGGAAAATGTAGTAGAATAATGATAAGTGCTCCACCACAACACGGTAAAACAGAATTACTTGTAAACACATTCATCAGTTACTACATGGTAAACAATCCATACGATAAAGTAATAGTAACTGCTTACAGTGAATCAAGAGCAACCAAGTATGGAAGTAGAATAAGAGACATAATCAAAGAATTTGGAGAAGATACTCTAACAAAACCACAACTAAAACAGGATTATCAAAGAAAAACCAACTTCCTATTCGACCACCCATACGATGGTGAATTATTAGCTGCTGGAGCTCATGGTGCAATAATGGGTAACCCTGCAAACCTCATACTAATTGATGATCCAATCAAAGAAATAAAAGATGCCCGGAGTCCAACACTTCAGGAAGACCTTGAAGACTGGTATGATACAAGTATTGATACAAGATTAAGAAAACGATACAGAGTACATAAAAAAGCATTACCACCAATCATAATAGTTGTAGCTCAAAGATTAGATGTACGTGACCTTCAAGGAATACTACTTGAAAAAGAACCAAGCATAGACGGTAAAGAAGCAATGGAAATCCTAAGAAATGGAGGTAGCATAGATCCTAACACATGGGTATATATGAACTTTCCAGCACTTAGTGAAGGTAGTGATGTAGACATACTAGGCAGACCAAGAGATACACCATTATGGAGTAAACACAAAAACTATGAAGACTTACTTGCAGACCGTAGAAGAAGAGGTACACAAAGATTCAACATGATAATGCAAGGACATCCTACAAGTGAAAATGATTATCAGTTCAAACATGAATGGTTCTACAATGACACAGACTACAATGATGAAAGTCTTAAATGCACAATAAACTATGATGAAGTAAACAAGTTACTACCAATGGGACGTTTCTGGGATTTAGCTGCACATAACAATAACAAGAAGAAGAAACGTAAAAGTAAAACAGATTACTATGCTGGTACACTTGCAAGTATGGATTACATGAATGATTGTTTATACATTCACCATCTTGAAAGAAGTAGACGTGATGTAACAACAGTAAACAAAGTAATAAGAACAGTACTTGTTAATGATGGTACAGGCACGTTCACACATATAGAACAAGAACCTGGAAGTATGCCATTACTATTTATAGATACTCTTCAATCAGAATACCCCCATAACACGATCTCAAGTTACCATCCACAGGAAGATAAGATGTACAGGTCCTATGAATTAAAAAGATTAGCAGAAAATGGTTGTTTAAAGTTTGTAGTACATCCACATGGAAGTAAAGCATGGATACATACTGCTATTAAAGAATTAGAAAACTTTGATGGTGAAGACAGTAATGCAAACAAAGACAAACATGACGATATTGTTGACAGTTTCAGTAGTGCTGCAAACTATTTCAAACTTAACAGAATATTATACGTACCATACTAAAAAATATGGAGGAATGAAAAAGAATGAATGACATACCAGAACTGTTGGATGAAAAACCAACAATAGAATATCTTGACAATGCCGAACCAATACATCGTGAAGATATGAGTGCAGACAGTTTCATAGTAACAAGTGACAATGAAAGAAACCTATACGTACAAGATAATTCAGCATTCAAAAGCTTGTATGATGAAAGCATAACCTTTAATGAAAGTGCACAAGTACAAGAAAGAAAATATGGTACAAAGTTCAAAGTACCAGCATACCCTGACAGTTTTCTAACATTTCTGAGCAGAAACAATTGGGTGTTCCGGGCATGTGCAGAAAGAGTTGCTAACGATTGTATAAAGAACGGTTTTGACATTGTAAGCAGAACAGGTATTGAAGATGAAGAAGACATACAGGCAAAGAATGAACTGTTAGATTTCTTCAACAGAATGCCTGAACCAATCACTGACACAATCAATCAAGTAGTGTACACTTATGAGACAAGCGGTCATGCAGGAATAGAAATTATAAGGGAAGATGGACTTGACAGTCCTTTACAACATTTCCTACACTTTGACACAACAAATGTGAAGTTATGTACTGATGATAAAAGAATTGTACAAAACATAAACGGTGAAGACACATTCTTTATAATATATGGTAAGAACTATGAGAATGGTGAGAAACGTTACTTAAACCGTTTTACTGGTGAATGGAGTAAAACACCATTGCCAAAAGATGTTGAAGCACATGAAGTATTATGGTTCTACAGATATGACCTTGGATGTAATGAATATGGGATACCACTTATAGCTCCAGGTGTTGCTATCATAGAAATAGAGTTAGGCAGACAGAATTATATTATTGACTTCTTTGTAAACTTTGGTATGCCAGCATGGGTAGTGAGTATTACAGGACAATTCTATGATGAAGAAAACAACCGTTACCTTGCAGATGGAAGCTTGAATCCTAACTTTGATGTAACAAAAACATTAAGATACAAGATAGGTCAACAGATACAAGAAATTATAGATGGTGGGAGACATGGAGCTATAGTAATGAGTTTCCCTACCAGTATGGGGCAAGACCCAGTAAAAGTTACTATCACACCACTTGCTACAGATACCAAAGAAGCAAGCTTCAGAGGATTAAGAGAAGATGATGGAAAAGACATTTGTGGAATGATGGGTGTTGATCCAAACTTGATACTTGGTAGTGAAACTGGTGCAATGGGTAATAATGCGTTGGACAGTATTCTTTCACAGCATAATGATAATAAGATAAGGCCTACACAGAATAAAATTATTTCAAAGTTGAACAAGTTATTACTCTTTGAGAATGATACTAGTTTTGAGAATGATATAAGTAATGGTCGGTTTAAACTTTTGGACTTTATTGAGCAGAATATTACAGAGAGTGTGTTACGTGATGCTCAACTTGTCAAAGATGGTCTGATGACTGGAAGAGAATTTCAGAACAAGTATAGTAAAGCTTTAGGCATCAGTAGTGATAGTGATGAGGACTTACTTGACATGTACTGTATTAATGGTGTACCATTGCATGTAATAGCTGAGAAAGGAATTATCACGGACAATGATTTAAACAGATTAGAAAGACAGGTTGTGAAGGCTGGTGCTGATTTTGAAAGAAAACAGAAAAATATATTACAAGCTAAAAAGTATGCAAATAAAGGACCATTATCTGTTATCAAGGAAGCAATCAGAAGATGAAAAGATTGCAGAGATAAATCTGAAATATGCATTAACAGAATGGTTTGATAAGGTACTCAGTAGTATACTTGGAAAATTAAATGATGATTTTAATGAGTTAACTTATCTGTTTCAGGTAGAAGAAATTGTGAAGGATTATAAACAAGAATACATGAACATACTTAGTGAGAATATCCAAGATTATTATATTACTGTTAGTGAAACTGTTGAAGCACGTATTAATAATACTGTTGCACAGAAAATGCTTGACAGAACATTACTTTGTTATATTGCATGCAAAGATGATTATAATCTTGATGATTGGCTTGACTATAATTATCAAGCAGAACAAGCTATACGAGAACAAATCAAGAAAAAATTACGATTCAACAATAATGTAAAGAATAGTCTTGACAGATACCTGTACCAGAATTATGACCTCCACGGTTTTGGTCCATCTGAAATGACAGTTGCTGAATTACTGGCATATGAAATAGATGAATCTGTAGTAGAATACATGACTAATAATGTTTTCATAGCTAGTGAAAGTACACTTGAAAGAGTAACACAGGAAATTTATGGTATCATCAAGGAAGCTTATGCTGAACAAGGTGAAGGTATTAATAGTGTTACTGAAGTTATACAAGAACAGTTTACTGAGCTTTCAAGGTATGAGGCTGAACGTATTGCAAGAACTGAAACGTTGAAGGCTCAGAGTAGTGCTAATCATAACCGTTTGGTGAATAATCCTAGTGTGGATTATATTCAGTGGATTGCTACTGATGATGACCGTACAAGAGACAGTCATGTAGAATTGAACGGTGAAATAACATTTGCAGATGGAACTGGTATCTATAGTAATGGTTTAAGATTCCCTGGTGATACTAATGGTGACATTGAGGAATGGATTAACTGTCGTTGTGATGAAGTTGCCTTTGTTCCTGAGTTTGGTATGGTTCCTCCACCTGGTGCTACCAGTTGGTTTGAAGATGAAATGATTGTTGATAACAGTATTAGTATTCCTGATGTGAATATTGAGTTGGATGAGTATCTTGCCAGTTATTGGTAGGAGTGTATTGTTATGTTGTATGATGATGTGTTTCGTGTAACTAAAGCTTTTTTTAGTGTTGTTGATTGTGGTAACTGTAATAATCATGAGGATAAGATGGCTTGTGATTATTGTAGTAATCACTGTGAACATAATTTGTTATGGAATGTTGATGATAATCATGCACATTTATTTACAAAAGAAATTATTAAATTAGTGAAAGAACATGAAACAGAGGTTTAAATTATGTGATGATGGTAGAATAATTGTACACTTGAACAATGATGTAAAAAAAGAGTGTGTTAATCTACATCAAGCAATATTATATGCAAGAAGAAAGTGATTACATGAGTGATGGATATTACGAATACCGTTTACATGAAATAAATGAAATATTAGACGGTGGAATAGAAGAGGCTAATCCTGAAATAGCAGAGTTACTACGAAAGGAAAGAAAACAGATACTTCACGAGTTAAGACATACTGAAAGTTTACCTACTGATATAATGTAGGTAATTATTATTAATTCTTTTTTTTAGATGCTTAGGAAAATCTTTTAAAAACTTTAAAGGAGACTAAGACATACATACGTTTATTAATATAGTGGGTTCAATTCCCACCCTAAGCAATAAGAGTACTCACATTTTAAACTTCAACGATGAGAAATATTTATTGTGTTATATTTATACAATTTATCCCTTTGTACTGTAGTTTTGAGTACTCACTACAAGAAGAAGGGAAAAATTATACTGGCATATTAATGAAGTGAAAATACGATAATTAAAAATCTAGTGGGGGATTAATATTCTCCACAACAACGCCAGTATTTATCATTTGAACCATACAACACTACTTATTGAAAAATATAAACACTAAAAAAAAAGTACAAAAATAAAAATGGTTGTTAGCTAGACAGTAGCAAATAACAACAACTGTTATTGGGGTGGTGCAACTCCACCAACAACCAACCCCCTTTCATTCTTATTTTTTTTTATCAAAATCATTAAACTATTCAATCAAACAAAGAAACACAACGAATAGTCCTTACTAAATATATATGACATCTATTACTTTAATAATTTACTTTAAGAGGTGGTAACAATCACACAAAGAACAGTAATAGGTCCAATATTAGTTCCAGAAACACCTGATTGTGACTACATGAATGGTGAAGAATTACTAAGCAATCAAAAGATAGATCTACTCAAAAAAAGTTTCAAAGACTACAATATCATAGATTATCAACACCAGTTCACAGATGAAAACAAACCATATTTTATGAAAAATATTGGTGAACCAGTAAGATTATGGTACAATGATGAACCTCTTTCATTTGAAGATGTAACAGGACAAACAGTAGAAGTACCAAGCAAAACATTATGGCTGGAAAGTAATATCACAGATGAACAGGTAATAAAAGAAATTGATAACCGTGAAATAGTTGCTTATAGTGTTACAGTTAGTGAAAAAA